ATAATGGAATTGATAGTAGACTTGTCAACCACTTGATTCAGACAATTAGAAAAATCCGGCAACACAGCTTCTAATCTACACAGAGTTAATCGGATATCATCAGCCAGAACCTCTCTGGCTATCGATGTATATTTGATTCCTTTGTGGAACTGCACGTCAAATTCAAATTTCAACGGTAATTTCTTCAGGATATGAGATCTGCACTTTCCAAGATCGTTGGGATGATGGAAGTAGTCTACGTCAGCCGTAGCGTAATATTCGATGCCCATGGAAGGTTCATCAAAAGACAATACACCTTGGCTATACCTATTTATCTCAAAGATAATAGCATAACATTTCTTGGTGTTTGCGACGGGTATATTGAATTTGTCACTGTGTAAACTGAGAGGAGCTAACACATAATCCGTCATCATTGTACTTGGAATTTCTTTATATATTTCTCTATATTTCTTGTTCATCATCCAAGTCTCTCCTGGAGCATAACTCTTACTCTTGGGGATCATGTAATGAGTTTCACCATAAAAACCTCCTGCTATTGTCCACTCCTCATCCTCTAGATTCGAGAGTAACTTAAGTAACTTGGCAATAAAGAACGGTTCAGGAACATCAAAATGCCTCTCATTTTCTATCAATTCTTCGTAAAATTTAGGATTCATAGCTCTAAGCTCATGTCTCACCTTATCTCCACTCTTTTGAGCAAATGGTAGAAAAGGATATATAATGTTGTTTTCTAAATCTACATAACATTGTTTTCTCACATCGGGTATGTCTACTATTTTCTCAAACTCCGGAATTTTGGTCAGACTCTTCTTTGTATCTAAAGAATTCTTGGAGGGAGGGGTATATAGATCCGCCTTTTTACTGATGCTGGGTCGTCTGGATTGACCGGTCCTATATAAAACGGTCTCAGGTACGTATATCCAATGATTTCCTTCTTTTTCCATATTAAATATATCGCCTTCACTAGAGACGCATAGGAAATTGTACATAGGTTTGCTCCCTTTTTGGGCAGAGCCCATCATAGCAGTATCATACTCTAGGTTCTTGGGACTACGAGAAGAAATTACGAAGTTTACATTCTTTCTCATCAGATACCAAGCTAATTCTACATCTTTAACAAAATGATCATGCTCTCCGCTAAATCTACGTGTGAGAGAAACAAAATCTTCGAACTCTGATGAATTCTTTGAAATGATGCCACTGGCTACCAACGCGTCTTTTGCACACCAATATAATGGCTCTTTAGATTTAGACGTTACAAAATTAAGATTGATTGTTGCTACGTATATAGCGTGAATCATAGAATCGGGGTTCTGATCATCATAAAAATACAGCCCAGGAACACCGTTTTTATAATCCTCATTCGTCAAAACCTGGATTCC